AGGGAAAGACTGCTTTGTGAGCGAAGAGAGCAGGTGTATGTATTTTGATGAAATAGTAGCTCCCGGAATTCCAGATGACAAGACTTACAAAAGAAGAAAAAAAGCAGATTAAGATAGCTAAGAAGATGATAGATGATGTTATTAGGAAGCGAAAGCCGAAATATGTATCTCACTTACCAGACTCTTCTCCAGCGTGGGCTGATTATCCATTAGAGGCATGTAAATGCTGCATAATAGAGGAGAACGAATGAAACTAGACATTGGCGGCCATAAATACCAAATTAAGACAATGAACAACCAGAAGAACGAAGAGAATGGAAACATGCTCTTAGGAAGGCATGATGTCAAAGAGTGCGAGATATGGTTAGACGAGGGAATGAACCATACACGAACTGTGGAAACATTTATGCACGAGGTTTTGCATGTTATATTAACTAATACTGGAAACAATCATGACGAGAAGCTTATTGATGGCATATCGAACGGATTGTTACAGTTAGGAGCGGCGGATTTCCTATGGAAAAAAGCAAAATCAGTAAAGTAAGGCGCTTTTACTACTTTTTAGAGGCGTTTTTCATTAAACTAATAATACGCAGATGGCATAAAAGAAACTATGAGAGGTTGAACAATGGCAAGATGGTCTGAAGAAGAAATTGCACTACTTTCAGTGTATGAGAAAACAAATAAGAGCGCTTACACTCTATTTACTGAGATGCGAAGAGCTGGATACAATAGGACTTACAAGTCAGTATCTAGGAAGATAGAGAGCTTAGGTCTTAGAAAACCAGAAAGCTACACAACTGGACAGGAAAAGCGGCTTGGATACCTTGATATAGAGACTACTAGCTTAAAGGCTAATGTTGGTATAATGTTATCTTGGGCTATAAAGAAGAGAGACGTGAACGAAGTTACATCGGCCTTGATTACAAAGGAAGAGATATTCGATGGTGACTATGACAAGAGAATAGTTGAAATGCTCTGTGAGGAGTTAAATAACTATGATACCTTGCTCACATATTATGGTACTCGCTTTGATATTCCCTTTATCAGGACTAGGGCAATAGATAGTGGAATACGGTTTCCTTTCTATAGAGAAGTATCCCATAAGGATTTGTACTATCAAGTAAGGTCAAAACTAAGGCTACACTCAAACTCCCTTAAAACTGCAACAGAATTTCTAGGGATACGTGGTAAGACTAAATTAGACCCTCGTATATGGCGTGATGCTACATACGGCGAGTCGGATGCCTTGCAGACTGTACATGCTCATAATATAGCAGATGTAATGATATTAGAGAGATTACATAAAAAGATAGAGGATTACTGTCCTTCATCGGTGGTTCCTGCGTAAATGAGTAAGCAGAAGAGAAAAAAGCCGAAAAGATGGTATGAAGAGAACATAAACTCCCTTATTCAGAATTACAACATAATAGCCGGCAGATTGTATTCATTAGAGACAGCTTTCGGAATGTATGTAGATATGAGAAAGAATAAGGCTAAATTAGAGAAATTCATAGAAAAGAAGATAAAAGACAGTGAAAGTAAGAAAGATAAAGAATCAACTGCACAAACTGTACGAGACGCATGAAGAGTATCTAAAGGACAATGACATGCCTGCAGTCCCTTGGCGCGAAGGCAAAGAAGGTGACTGGGTAGTTTCAGACGATGGACAGGTATGTCAGGTGCTAAAGAGAGGTTATCTTACTAACGGCAAGACTTATTACATAAGAACAGTAATGGGTTCTCATGTTTGCAGAAAGCAGGAACAAATGAAGGGCGACATGCGTAAGAACATGTATTCCTTCAGTTCAAAGGATATTAGGCCTGAAGAGGTGCTAAGGAATAGGAAAGAGCCTACAACTAAAGAATTTCTCTTTGCTAAGTTTATAGCAAGGGGCGACGATGTTGTAGACGCTTTTATAAAAGCATTCCCTACAAATAAGCGTGGATATGCAGAAAGACAGTCAAAAGTACTATTAAGACAAGATAGGATAAAAAGCTTGATTAGAGAAGAAATAGATAAAGTAATGAACGAGGCGGAAATAACGCCTTTATATCTCTTAGAAAAAATGAAAGAGATAATAGACAAACCTGATGCTAAGGATAGCGATAAAGTTAATGTGTTAAAAGAGTTAATTGATGTCGCAGGCATGAAAGATAAGAATACCCGTCAGGAATCAGTAACATTATTTCAAGGATTCAGTCAGGAGCAATTGGATGCAATTGGCAAACATGACACAAAAAAAATTGCAGGCGCTACGAGAGAAGTTAAAAAATAAGCATTGTGATATATGTCATCACAGTATGCTTAAATATTCATCTCCAGTAGTTAAATACGATAAATCTGCAAGGCTAAAGAGAATTCAGTGTATGTATTGCCTGACCATATACAATAACAATCTTGAGATTGAATGGGTTGGAATAAGCACTTTGGAAGGAAAGGCATGACATATTTAGCGGCCTATGGCACATTAAGGAAATATGATAACGAGAAAGGAAAGGTTAAGGGATACAGGCTTGTAGTTCCCGGTAATTTCAGCTTCCCTGCAGCGATACCATACAAAGACGAAGAAATAACGGTAGAATTAAATCCAGTAGAAGAATGGGAGCTTTCTGGATTTGACAGGTATGAGAACGTAGGTGGAGGATTATATAAAAGAAAACTTGTAAAAGTAAAAACGGAGGCTGGGGAGCACGAAGCTTGGATGTATATTGCAGGAGATGCAATGGTTCAATACTCAAATACATTTAAAAAAGTGCCCAACAATGACTGGGAATGCCTAATGTAATTAAATCTGGTCTAAAAGAAAAAGACCGCGTACTAGAGTTAGCAAGTAAGGACATAGTCTCATTTGGACAAATGTTCTTGCCCGACGATTTTATGAAGAGCAACCCTGCTCCATATCACTATGAACTCAGTGATATGCTATTAAATACTGAAAAAAAGCGCTGTTGTATAATTTTACCTAGAGGTCATAGTAAAAGTACACTGGCAAAAACCGCTCTACTTTATAAATTATACTTCAACCCTGAAGGAAAGAAAGAATTTATAGCTTGGGTAGCAGAGGAACAGTCTCAGGCTATAGACCATATCAAATATATACAATCACACATAGAATATAATCCAGCCTTACTTTATTATTTTGGAGACATTAAGGGAACTAAGTGGACTGAAAAGGAATTTACTACCAGCAAAGGTGATAGGATTATAGGAAAAGGTACTAATCAGAGACTTAGAGGAAGGTCTGAAATAGGGTTAAGATACACTAAAATCGTACTTGATGACTTTGAATCAGAATTAAATACCAAAACTCCAGAAAGGCGCAGGGAAATCAAGGAATGGGTAATGTCTACTGTAGAACCTGCTCTTGAAGAATCAAAGGGAAATGAAGGTGAGGTATGGCTTATAGGCACAATAGTACACTATGATTCATTTTTACAGAGTATATACGATGGTCATGAAGATGCAAAGCGAGAAAAGAGGAGATATGCTTGGGAAGTGATATATCACAAGGCAATGAAAGATGGAACAGCGCTATGGCCTTCGTATTTTTCTAAAGCTAAGTTAAAGGATATCAGGCGGCGATTCGAGGATATGGGGCTTGTGCACAAGTTTGCACAGGAATATATGAACGAGGCCAGAGATATAGACAGCCTTAAGTTCAAAGTTGATAGAATTCAGTATTATTCAGGAGAATACAGAGAAAGTAATGGATTTGGCTATGTACTGACAAAGGAAGATGCAATACCTGTTAATGTATATATAGGTGTCGATTTGGCATACGAAGCAGGAGCCAAGCATGATTATCAGTCAATAGTGGTAATAGGTGTTGATTCTGATAAAAATTACTATGTAATAGACTATTACAGAGAACACTCTCCATTATACCAAATGCCTAATAGAATACTTGAATACTGTAAGCTATATGCTCCTGTAAAGAGAGCTAGTGTAGAGGTTGTAGGTGCTCAAGGTGTTATAAAAGACGCAGTTAGAGAGTTGTCATCACAAGACAGAAAGATGATGCCGGGCATAATAAGAGGCACCAGACCGCCAAACAGAATAAAAAAAGAAGACAGAATAGAATCATTATTATGTCCAATAGTAAACAGGAAAAAACTATTCATTAAGAAAGAAAATACAGAACTTTTTGACGAAATGTTCCAATTCCCAAAAGCGAAACATGATGACCTATTAGATGGGATGTGGTATGCATGTATCAACTCTAGAGCACCATTAAGCAGGAAATTCAATGTCAATGATTTTGATGAAAAGATGGAAAAGGATGAACTTAGTCTGCCAAAAAGTAAGAAGATAAATTGGATTACTGGACTAAGGCTATAAAAAAAAGGTTGACAAATGTGCCATTTTGGCTTATATTGTATGTATGCATAAAGTTAGGAGTTTAAAATAGCAGAATATAACTTAGAAGAACAGAAAGAAAAAGCCGAAAGGTCGTTAGAGCTCTTTAGGCGCTGGCGAGATGCCAGAAAAGACTGGGATGCAGAAGCAAGGCACTCAGTGGATTTTGTTCTTGGAAACCATTATACAACAGGCGAATCTGACGCTTTATCGGCGATAGGTCAGGCAGATTTTGT